CCAAAGCCACAAATCCCCCTACTCATACACAAACTCTATGCTACACCCAAATTTCTCAATTAGAGCCAGTTTAAGCCCCTCCATGTCACAATCAATAGGAACATTAACTTTTATCTTTCGGATGAAATTTAAGCTATCTAAGTTCCTCAGACACGTATCTATATCATTGATATACTTAAGTACTGTTTCATCCTTAATCCAAATCATATTATCAATCACTCCCAGGTTATGAATTACAGAGGCATGATGATTATTCATAACCTTAGAAATGTCCTTTAGTTTCATTTTAAACTTATTCCTTAAAAAGTAAGCGTACAACTGCTTAGCTACACAAATATTCCTATACCTAGATCTACCCATAACATCCGCTTGACTTACTCCGGTAACTTGGCTAACAATACTCAACAATTGCTCATGAAACAACATAATATTTTATTTAATTGGTTTACTAAAATGTTTTACTAAATCGCTTTAGTAAAATTTTAACTAAATCGGTTTAGTAACTCCTGGTCCATTTTTCCCAAAACCGACAAAAATCCCTAACCCTGACAAAAATCCCTAAAAAACATACGGTAACGCGATTTACCCATTTTTCATCGTTTCCTTTCTTTTCTGGTATATACAAAATTCAGAAAAAAACACACGACCACATTTAAATAAGGGAAAAATCGAGAAATCGAGTACCCCCCTTGATAATCAATGAGTTACGCAAAAAAATCGCGTACCCAATCGCGTACCAATCGCGTTCCCAACCCCTAAATCGCGTACCCATTTTGCTCAAAATCACGCTTCGCCACCTCACTCCCAAAAAATCTGTACACTTTTTTGCCTCCAGAAGCCTTTTCTCGCTTATTTAGGTACGCGATTTTCATTAGGGTACACGATTCTTCAATTGCTTTCACGAACCTTTTATTCGAGTATTCTTTCTTATCAAAACCGCTCATTGCCAAGAAATCGTTGTATAATTGCTCCAACTTTATCACCATCCCATCCGTTTCCAAACCAACAATAAAGTCGAAAAACTCATCTCCAAACTGCACTTTTATCTGCTTCCGTACCAACGAATCAGACTTTTCCATGACCTTTAAACCGCTACCCAAGTACCCTGAAACACACATAAACAACAAATTATAAAACCTATTCCACTCATGTAAGTCCCAATCATCGAACAATTTATGTCCAAATAAGTCCTCCGGAGTATAGGTAGAGCTAAAGGTCGGAGCAAATTCCAACACTCTTTGCCTTCTTTTTGCGTGATTCCCCGAGTTCGGGATGGTGTAATTAGTGGTAAACATGACCTTTGGTGAGTCCGCATAAGGGATAAAAAGCTCATCTTTGTTCTTCTTTTCAACGGTAACACCCTCAGTTATTATCGAGTAAAATCCCTCAAAATCAACATTTCTCCGCGTATCTTCTATCGCCAATATCCTTGTATCAAGGTCAACACGTTGAAATGCAAATGATTTGTCAAGCTTAAAGTTCTTACCATCAACCCTAACTGTGTTTAGGATGTACGACAATGCCTTCACAAATATTCCTTTCCCAGTACCTCCACCAGTCTGCTCATTGTCGGTTTCCTCAGCTAAAATCACCGCATAAGGTCGACTTGGATCTTTATATTTATGCAATAAGTACCCTATCAGCGATAACGCATACATTGTCCTATCCAAATCCTTAGCACATATTTCAGAGATAAACCTATAATACTCTATGTTTTCACTATCTATATCCTCATCAATGGCTATATTAAAGTCAATAACTTGTGACTTCCAGATACATTTCTTAAGCTCTCCGTAAGATTTCAGCGATACGCTATCCTTTGTTACCACCACAACCCCGTTCCTAAAAGGAAAGTAGGACGTATTCTTGTCATCTTTCAAAAACTCGATGTCTGCTCTATCGAAGAACTCAAAAAATGCCTCCGAGAATAAAATAGACGAACCCTTATAAATAAGCTCCAACAAATCCTGCGGACTAACTTCACCATCAAAAGTATCAGGAAGCCTATCAACATAATCCTTGATGAACCTTTTTATCTGCTCCGTTGATGCTTCTTCTACAAACCCATCCTTAACCCTGATCAAGCGATATATCGTACTGTTCTCATCATAAAAATATAGCCTAAAACCACCTCTTTGAGTCAAAAATACCTGCAATTTATACCGGTTAATCGACACCGACTTGTTTCTTTCATTAATGTCCCAGAACTCCAGTATCTGCTCACCCCATCTATCTTCTAACTCCTCAACAATCACTTTAGCATCAGCAACACCTTTGTTGTACTTCTTTACCAATACCGACACCATATCATCAGTACTCGCCCCATTCTGCTTCTTGGTGAACAATTCCTTCTCTAATTTACCGCCATGAGAAGTTTTTTTTTCACCGTAACCCATCTCCAACAACCTCTTTGCACACTCTTTAAAGTCCCCGTTACATTCCAAAAAGCAAAAAACTGCCACTAATTTGTATCCTTTCTCCACTTTAAACTCAGTATTAGTGGAAAACACACTAAAAAGCCCCATTTCCTTGTTCCATGATCCACTATGCGCAGCATCACTACCTGGACGCAAGAAATATATCCTTTCCGAGTTCTCTTGCACCCTCTTCCATCCATGCCCACCCAACAAAACCTCTATATCTCCTCTCCTATTATAATCATCAAAAGGACTCAGCCCATACTCCTTAACTGATGGACGCAGATGTGCCTCAATCACTGCTTCCTCAACAACTTCATTAAAAGAGCGCATTATCATCATCAACTCCTCCCTTTCCTCCACGTCAAGGAAATTTATCCCCGACTGCAAGACCTCATACCCTTCAGTTGGAGGTGCAACCACATAGCCACCTTCTCCCCTTGTCTCAATGATGCAATAAGTCTTAGCTGACGGTGTACGCATAAGCTCCTCCGTACTTGCAGGTCTTGTTGCCAACTTAAGATTGCCTTCTATGCACTCGCACCTATAAGCCAAATGGTAGCCATTATTTCGAGTCCTAACAACGTGCAGCTTCATATAAAGCCCATCACTTATTCGCGCTCTAATAGCCTCCCAAAGCTCGTACGTCTGATATTTGGTATCAATGTCTATTACCTCTAAATTTCCGCTCACTTCACCACAAATAATAGCTATACCCTTGCACCGCGCATCAGCCATCTGCACCTCTAATTCCTGCTCCGTTATCAGCTCCGTTTGGTATTTCTTCCAACCAAAGATGGCTTGTTTGGAGGCATTGACCGCAATGGCATTAATGCCTAGTTTTAAATAATTCATTTATTAAAAGTTTCGTTGTAATATTCATAAGTATATTTTTCATCTTCTTTATAATATCCATCATAACAAGCCTTATTTATCTGCTGCTCTTCCATCTCTAAAGCTTTAGCAAATAATCCAGTTTTGATTAAACAATCATACGGATCTTCATTATACCTATCAATTAGCCATTGAATTGCGGTTTGTTGTTTCATAATTATTTATTTTCTATCATTTCGTTGACGTCAACGATATGGTCTTTAATACTTACCTCTATTGTTTTTCCTTTTAAGATATCCTCTATCAAGTCCTCTATCATCTCCCTTTGCTCAGGGTTTAGTAGTGGTATTAAGTCCTTAATAGCTCCAACGGAGAACGCATCTGACTCAATCTCAACCTTAATGCCCTTTCTTACCTCATCGTCAAAGTGTGGATAGGTTATGATATCTGACAAAATCCACCTTAATTTGCGTGAATACTGGCCAAAAATAATAGCTCCACGAGTTGTCGGTGCTGACCTAATAAAGTCCTTCATAAATTCATCAGCAATCTTTACGTGCTGAATTGCTTGTACTACGCTGCTTCTCATAATTTTTTACATTTTATAACAGTGAACATCTATATCTTCTAACTTATCCACCACCCTCGCAAAGACTCCCATCCGGTTAAGTCCTTCGATGTGATGCTCTTGCAGTGGTGATGCCTTCTTACCAGGCTGCTTTACTTCTAAAAATATCACGACTCCTTTTCTAATAGCCATCAAATCTGGGATGCCATTGGTTGAGGTTTGGATGAGCTTTGTTACAAACCATCCGTTGTCCTTAAGTCGCTTAGTGATTTGGGCTTGTATCTCCGATTCTTTCATACTCTTGTATTGCTTTAAATATTTGATAAACTACTTGTGGTACTATTGCGTTACCTGCTGCTTTGATTGACTCGTTTCGCCATTTAGGAAAGGTAATTCCGTCCAATCTACTGGAAAACCCATCATTTCTAACACGAATTGTGGGTTCAGTTGTTGGGAAATTTCCCCAGTTTGTTGAGTGTGTTTTCCGAGCATTACTGGTAAATTGTTCAATTGGTCTGCTCTGCTCTTGCCGTCCTTCCTGGTCATTCCGCTCGGTGATTGTCCTGCTTTTGAATCCCTCGTTGTTGGTGTCGGTAACATCCCCATTGCCATTGCTCTTGTTAATGTTACCGAGTGCATTGAACCTTCCTTCACTTGTGTTGACTTCATTGTTGCCGTTGCATTGGTTGAGTCCATGCAAGTTACTGTAGGCAACAAAGAAAATTCGATCCCTTCGGTGAGGTGCGTTGACGGCACAAGCTGGAAGTAAAAACGGTGTGACTTCGTAGCCCTGAGCTTCCAACTCAGACTGCACTTCATCGAATACCAACCCTCCATTCCAATTAGTAAGTCCGCGAACGTTTTCGCCCACAACCCAACGCGGTTGAATTTCTCGAATTGCTCTAAGCATTTCCGGCCAGAGATGTCTTGAGTCCTCTTTCCCAAGCCTTTTCCCTGCTGATGAGTATGGTTGGCAGGGAAATCCTCCTGAAATAATGTCAATTGCTCCATTGTATTTTTTAAAATCTGATTTTGTAATATCTGTAAATAATTCTGCTTGTGGCCAGTAATGATGTAAGACTTTTTGACCAAACTCATTCCATTCGCAATGAAATTTGTTTTCCCATCCCATCCATTCTGCTGCAAGATCAAATCCTCCAATACCTGAGAATAGGCTTCCATGTGTCATAAAATATGTATTTCATTATCCATAAAATCAATTAACACCTCTTCTATCTCTAAAATGCCACCATTTACCTCGAGATTCTGAATGATATGGAACATATTACCGAAAATCTTATAAGTTCCGGTGATGTATTTGCTGCTTTCTGCAACTCTATGGAACATATCCGACTTACAAAGCAATGATGTGATGTCAGTAAGTCCTAAATCTTCTTTGTAAACTTCCCATTCGATTTCGATATAAATTGTTTTAACGAATATGTCAAATGACTTAATTCCCCAATCTTTATAAGTAAAGTCAACTGTCCAATCAATTTTAAGGTCTTTAATTTTAGTAAATACATCTACGTCTGACCTCAGTCCAAGTGCGTAATTAATTTGTTGCAGCGTTACTTCTGCTTTTGTTGTTTTGAAATCCATTGTTTTGTTGTTTTAAAAATGTCAATTAGGTTGATAAAAATAAGTAAGATTATTGTAATGGGCGCACAAACTAAGATTAAATAAATTAATTTAACAAATATTAATGTTATGTCAAATATCAACCTCATAGAATAGGAAATTATAGGTATTATAAATTTTATACTCGTCTATTATCTTTTTTAGTACTGTGAAGTTAGGATGCGACCTTCCATGTTCATAAGCTTGGTATGCTTGGACTCTTACTCCTATTGACAAAGCCATTTCCTTCTGTGTTAGCCTATTTTTCATCCTAACCTTAACTAAATTCGTCCTAAATCCCATAATCACGTTTAAAATGTTGTAAAGTGTAGTCTTTCTTCTCCATGACTGCTTTGTAAATCTTATCCTCGATGCCATTGTGCGCAAATATCCAATGTATTTTACTCTCCTTTTCACGATCTTTGGTTTGGATTCTTGCCCGACTTTGCCAATAACTAACCGCACTAAAGTCAATGTTGTAAAAAATCAGCGCATCAGCAGTTGAGATGTTGACACCCTCGCGTCCAGATACTATCTGAGATACATATACAAGCTCATTACCGCCTTCATTAAACTTTACTGCATCATCAACTACCCTATCGCCAAATAGCCTTAAAATAGCATAATACTCAGCCACAAACTTATAATAAATGGCAATCTTCTGACCGGCAAACTTATCTAAAATAAACTCA